ACCCCATGGTCAAGATCCACGGGGGACCGCCGGGGAGGTGGCTCCCCATCTGTACGGGATCCCCCGACTCCGCGATCTTGAAGATTGCCACTCCGTGTAACCAGTGCGCCGGCCGCAACGGCTGGCGTCGACGTGCCGCAACGGCGCCTGGAGAGTGATCGATATGCCTGGACCTCCGCCCAAGCCGGTCGGGGAGCGACGCAGGCGCAACGCCACCGTCGCGATGACCCAGCTGCCGGCCGAAGGACGTAAGGGACCGTCTCCGACTTGGCCCCTTCCGGGCCTGCCGGAGGATGACGAGGGCCTGTTCGCCGTTCTGGAGGGCCGAGAGGCTGAGCTCTGGGACGAGTTGTGGGCCACGCCTCAGGCTGTGGCCTGGGAGCGGCTGCGCTGGCTGCGGACCGTGGCCCGCTACGTGCGTTTCGAGGTCCGCGCTGAGACGGGCGATTTGAAGGCGGGCGCCGAGGCGCGGCTGCTGGAGGACCGGTTGGGGCTCTCGCCGCAAGCAATGCTTCGGCTTCGCTGGGAGGTCTCTGCCGACGAGGTGGCTGAGCAGCGTGAGGAGCGAACCTCGCAGGCTTCGAAAAAGACGGCCCGTCAGCGGCTGAGGGTGGTCGACTCCGAAGTGGCCGGGGGGTCGTGATGGCGCAGCTCGTGAAGTTGGAGCCCGGCGACATCCTCGTACTGACGAACGTCGGCGAGGAGCAGGCGGACGCCATCAGGCAAAGCTGGGAACACGTCCGCGAGGCAATCGGCATCGAGCACTGCCTCGTCTTCGAGGGGGACATCGACCTGGGCAAGGTGTCTGCGGATGCCTTGGCGAGGCCCTGAACATCCGGGCGAGTTCCCCACGCTGGGCTGGCTGGTAGGGGAGTGGGTCGAAGCCTACTGCGTCGTCCCCGACGGCGACGATATCGGCAGCCCGTACCTGCTGACGGATGAGATGTGGACGTTCTTCGCCTGGCATTACCGGCTGCGGTCGGGCGCCACTGAGGAGGGCTGGCGGTCGGCCTGGCACTACCGCCGTTCGCAGCTGGTCCGCCCGCAGAAGTGGGGCAAGGGCCCGCTGACGTGCGCGATGGTGTGCGCCGAAGCCGCCGGGCCGGTCCGTTTCGCTGGCTGGGACGCCGACGGAGAGCCAGTCGGCCGGGCGTGGGAGACGCCGTGGATTCAGATCGCGGCGACGTCAGAGGATCAGACGGACAACGTGTACCGCGCGTTGGTCCCGATGATCGATGAGGGGCCGCTTGCGGATCTCATCCCGGACACGGGCGAGACGCGGATCAACGTGCCGGGTGGCGGCCGTATCGAGCCGGTCACCAGCTCGGGTCGTGCCCGTCTTGGCCAGCGGATCACGTTCGCTGTGCAGGATGAGACGCACTCCTGGGTGGAGGCGAACGGCGGTTGGAAGCTTGCCGAGACCCAGCGACGGAACCTGTCTGGGACCGGCGGTCGCGCTGTAGAGACGACGAACGCGTGGGACCCGTCAGAGCAGAGCGTGGCGCAGAGGACTGCGGAAGCATCCGTGAAGGACGTGTACCGCGATCACCGGATCCCGGCGCCGGCGTCGCTGGCGAACAAGCGGGAGCGGCATAAGGCGCTGCGGCACGCCTACGGCGATTCCTCCGTTCTCGTCGGCGGCTGGGTTGACCTGGACCGGATCGACGGCGAGTTGGTCGAGATCGCGGAGAAGGATCCGGCGCAGGCCGAACGCTTTTACCTGAATCGGATCGTCGCCGGCACGGGCGCTTTCATCGACGGTGACCGTTGGGATCTGCGCAGCCAGCCGCAGGAGGTCGAGCCGCAGGCCCTGGTGACGCTTGGCTTCGACGGCTCGGACATCGACGACTGGACCGGGATCCGCCTGGAGACTTTGGACGGCTACCAGTTCACACCGCTGTACGGGCCGGACCGTCGGCCGACGGTGTGGAATCCGGCGGAGTGGGGCGGCCAGGTGCCGCGCCTGGAGGTCATGGCCGCGTTCGATGAGATCTTCACCGTGTTCTCGGTGGTGCGCGCCTACCTGGACCCGCCGTACTGGGAGTCGGAGTGCGACACGCTCGCCGAGAGGTACGGGGAGAAGGTCGTCACCCGCTGGTACACGAACCGGATCGCTCAGATGCACGGTGCCGCCGAGCGTCTGGCGACGGATGTGACGAAGAAGGACTCGACGTTCCGGCACGACGGCTGCCAGTGGGCCAGTCAGCACATCCGCAACATGCGTAAGGGCGCCCGGCCTGCGGGCCGGTACGTGCTGAAGAAGGCTTCCGAGAGCCAGAAGATCGACCTCGGAATGTGCTCGATCCTCGCCCATGAGGCGGCGGGCGACGCGATCGCCGCGGGCCTGGCCCGAACCAAGAAGCGCAGGGCGCGCGGATTCTGAGAGGGGGCCGGATGCCTCAGCCTGCAGTCCAGTCCCCGGAGTGGTGGCGTGACCGCCTGTACGAGGCGCTGTGCAAGCGGTCGGAGGAGACGAAGGTCTTCGACGACTACTACGAGTGCGAGCATCCGCTGCCGCACTTGCATGAGCGGGCGCGGGAGCCGTTCCGGCGGCTGCTGAAGATGTCGCGGGCGAACTACATGGAGCTCGTCGTCGACGCTCTGGTCGGCCGCTTGGAGGTGGCTGGCTTCCAGTCGGACGCCGACGGCGATGCGGATCAGGCGGCGTGGGGTCTGTGGCAGGACAACAACCTCGACGGCGGCAGCTCGCTGGCATTCCTGGAGGCCGCGATCCGTGGCAACGCCTACATGCTGGTGTCGCCGGACAAACGGCTCGGTTTCCGGATTACCCCGGAGCATCCGACGCAGGTCATCACGGAGGAGAAGCCGGGGGAGCCCGGCGAGATGGCCGCGGCGCTGAAGCTGTGGATCGACGACTGGACGGCCAAGCTCTGCTGCACCGTCTACCTGCCGGAGCGGATCTACAAGTTCGAGGCGCCTGAGCCCAAGTACGGGCAAGGACATCAGAAGCCTCAGTGGGTGCGCCGCGAGGTGGCGGGCGAGGAGTGGGGCGGCAAGAACGTCCTTGGCGAGGTCCCGTTCGGGGAGCTCGCGAACCGGCCGCGGATGCTGAAGCCTGGCGCCTCCGAGCTGCGGTCGGTGACCGGAATCCAGGACCGGATCAACAAGACGATCACGGACCGGATGATGACGCAGGAGTTCGCGGCGTTCCCGCAGAAGTGGGTCACCGGGATGGAGATCCCGGTCGACGAGAACGGCCAGGACATCGAGCCGTTCGACGTGGCCGTGAACAAAATCCTTATCGCCGAAGAGGGCGGCGCCAAGTTCGGCCAGTTCGCTGCCGCGGACCTCACCGGCTACCTCAAGGGCAAAGAGGCCGACGTCCACGACATTGCGGCGATCACATCCACGCCACCGCACTACCTGCTCGGCAGCATGGTCAACCTGTCCGCCGAGGCCCTGAAGGCGGCCGAGGCGGGCCTGATCCACAAGATCTACCAGCGGCGCCGGTTCCTTGAAGAGGGCTTGGAGCGCACGATGCGCCTCGCCGGGTTCGCCTCCTCGCAGGCCCGCATCGTCTGGAAGTCCCCGGAGTGGCGGACCGAGGGCGAACTCGTCGACGCGCTGGTCAAGATGGCGACTCTCGGCGTGCCGCGCGAGGTGTTGTGGGAGCGCTGGGGTGCCACGCCGCAGGAGATCGAACGCTGGCGTGGCCTCAACGAGGATGCTCTAGATCGGGTGATGAGTGGCGACCTGGCGGCCGAGTACGGGCCCAAGCCGTCCGCGTCTGAGCAGCCCGTCGACGCGGTCCCGCAGGAGTAGGCCGTGGCGACGGCTCGGCAGATCGCGCTTCGCCACTACCGCCGCCAGCAGCGTTACACCCGCCAGGTCGCCAACCAGGTGCAGGAACTTTGGCGCCTGCTCGACTTCGGTGACCTGACCGGGTCTTGGGATTCCGGGATCAGCAGCCGCATGGTTGAGGCCGTTGCCGCCGGCCAGTTGGCGTCGGCCGGTCTCGCCGACGACTACGTGGATGAGGTCGCGGACGCTGAGGGTGCGGACCCGGAGCGTGCGGGCAGTGTCCGCCCGTCAGCTTTCTCCGGGCTGACGGCGGACGGTCGCTCGCTGGACTCGCTGATGTACCTGTCGGTGATCACCACGAAGCAGGGCATCAGTCACGGCCTGGCAGCGGACGACGCGATGATGCGGGGCCTGCAGCGAGCGTTGATGCTGTCGACGTCCGAGGTCGCGCAGGCTGGCCGCAGTGCTGTCGGCTCGTCGATGGTCGGTAAGCGCACCATCCAGGGCTACGTCCGCGTGGTGCAGCCGCCGGCGTGCTCCCGCTGCATCATCCTGGCGGGCAAGGAGTACGGCTGGAACAAAGGCTTCCAGCGGCATCCGCGCTGCGACTGCGTTCACTTGCCCACCACGCTGATCGCCCGCAACCAGCATCGCGATCAGGGTGGCTTCATCGACCCGAACGCCTACTTCGGCCGCTTGTCTCGCGCCGAGCAGGACCGCGTGTTTACGGTGGCCGGCGCGCGGGCGATCCGCGAGGGCGCCGACATGGGGCAGGTCGTCAACGCCCGCCGCGGCATGTACACCACGACCGCCTACGGGCGGACCCTGCGCGCCACTCGTGAGGGAACGACGACGCGCGGCTTCTTCTACCGCCAGGAGCGGGCCCGGGACATCGCCCGAGGCCGTGTCCCTGCCGACATTGGCCGCCAGTACCGGCTGATGTCCCCGCGACTCCTGCCCGAGCAGATCTTCGAGCTCGCCGGGAGCCGCGACGAAGCGATCGGCATGCTGCGGCGCTTCGGCTACCTGACCTGACCGCGCGCAATGCGCGGCCTTATCCCGCAACGGGAGTACCGCATGTCCGAAACCGCAACCGAATCTGTCGTGCCCGAAGGCGGCCAGTCCGCCGGATCGGCTGCCGAGCCGAACGTTCCGGCACAGCCCGGAGGTGACGCCCCGCTCGGGCCTGCCGGCGAGAAGGCACTCGCCGAGTGGAAGCAGCGCGCCAAGGACGCCGAGAAGGCGAGCCGGACGCAGGCCGCGCGCCTGCAGGAGATCGAGGACCGCGACAAGTCCGAGGTCCAGAAGGCTGGCGAACGTGCCACGAAGGCCGAGCAGCGGGCCACCGCAATGGTGGAACGCGCCGCCCGCGCTGAAGTCCGGGCGCTCGCTGCATCAACCTTCGCGGATCCGTCGGACGCTGCCGCCTTCCTGAACCTGTCCGACTTCGTCGACGACGGCGGCGACATCGACAGCAAGGGCATCGAGAAGGCCCTGGCTGACCTGCTCAAGCGCAAGCCGCACCTCGGCAAGGAGCAGCCCGCCGCCCCCTCCTTCGACGGCGGAGCCCGCACGACAGCAGGTGCACCGACCGACATGAACGCCCTGATCCGCCAGAAGGCCGGACTCGGCTGACCCATCCCCGGCGCGGCGAGGTCCGGCCGGCTGAAGAGAAATGAGAGGGCCGGACCATGGCCTATACCAACCTGACCTCCCGGACTGACGCCCAGGCGCTCATCCCCGAAGAGGTTTCCAACGAGATGCTCGGCAAGGCGCTCGAGCAGTCCGCCGTCCTGTCGCTGTTCCGCCGGGTTCCGGTCGGGCGTGCGCAGGTCCGGTTCCCGGTTCTGTCCGCGCTGCCGACGGCGTACTTCGTCGGCGGTGACACCGGTCTGAAGCAGACGACCGAGGTCAACTGGGCGAACAAGTTCCTCAACATCGAGGAGATCGCGGTCATCATGCCGGTCCCGGACAATGTCCTGGCCGACGTGGACGCCAACATCTGGGACGAGGCGATGCCCCTGATGACGGAGGCGATGGGCCGTACTCTGGACGCGGCGACGTTCTTCGGCACCAACGCTCCTTCGTCCTGGCCGACGAACATCGCTTCCTCGGCGACGGCCGCCGGCAACAACGTCACCGCCAACTCGGCGTCGACCGCGGGCGCGTTCTTCGGTGACATCGACAACGGCTACGGGCTCGTCGAGGCCGACGGCTACGAGGTGTCCGGCTTCGTCGGCGCCACCTCGGTGAAGTCGAAGCTGCGCAAGTCCCGTGACAGCCAGGGCCGCAAGCTGGACGAGTCCCGGGTCGCCGGGAACCTGATGTCGATCGACGGCCTGCCCGTCGTCTACCCGATGCGCGGCCTGTTCGGGTCGACCACGGGCAGCCCCACCCTGTTCATGGGTGACTGGTCGCAGTTCGTCATCGGTGTCCGCCAGGACATCACGATGAAGATCCTCGACCAGGCCGTCATCCAGGACAACACCGGCGCCATCGTCTACAACCTGGCGCAGCAGGACATGACCGCCATCCGCCTCACCTTCCGCGTGGGCTGGCAGGTCGCCAACACCATCAACAACGACCAGCCGACCGAGGCCAGCCGGTACCCGGTGGCCCGCATCGACCTGCCGTAACAGGCCGCCCACCACAGGAGATCACTCATGGCAGACACCGCACCCCTGCAGCGGATCCTGGAGCAGGACGTGGCCCCCGTCGCGACGGCCGGCAACGACCTCGACAGCGTCGTCTCGCAGGCCCCGTTCGACTGCACCGTCACCAAGGTCGAATTCGTTCCGGTCGCCGCGATCACCGGCGCCAACACGAACACCCGGTCCGTGACCCTCTTCAACAAGGGGCAGGGCGGAGCTGGCACCACCACGGTCGCCACTCTCCAGTTCGACTCGGGCGTGAACGCCTCGGCGAGCGACGAGAAGGCGATCACTCTGTCCGGCACCCCCGCCAACCTGGTCCTGGCCGCCGGGGACACCCTGCTGTGGCGGTCCCTGCACATCGGCACCGGTCAGACCGACCCGGGCGGACTCGTCCGCGTCACCGTCACCCGGAACTGAGGAGCGGAACCATGGCAGAGCGCAAGACTTCCCAGCCGCCGCAGGACGCGGCACAGAAGGACGTTCAGCAGGCCGTCGACAAGGCTGCGGAGAAGGGCTACCTCGGCGTCGAGGTCGACCCGACCCCGGACGAGCACTACACGGTCGCCGGTGTCCTGGCCGGCAAGCCGACCCCGGAGACCGACCCGGAGCACGCCCGCGAGGTTCAGCAGAAGCTCGCCGACGACGCGCGTATCCGCTGACGAGGGGAGGCCGCCGTGGCTCTTCCTCCGTTCGCTACGGCGGCCGAGTTGGCCGCAGTCATGCAGGCGCCGGTCGACTCTGCTGCGGCAGAGCTGGCGTTGGCGTCCGCATCGGCCGTGATCCGAAGGTGGACACGGCAAGCCATCACTCGGGTCGCCGATGATGCGGCGACGCTGCGCGTCATCGACTGCGGCGAGCTCGTCCTGCCGCAGCGACCTGTTGTCTCGGTCTCCGAGGTGAAGGTCAACAGTCTGGTGTTGCACGACTGGGTGCTGTCGGGGGACCGGCTGCTGCGTACCGGCGGATGGCACCGGCTGCCGGGAACGACGACCTATCCGGATCCCGGGCTGGTGCAGGTGACGTACACGCACGGCTGGGAGGAGATCCCGGACGATGTACGGGCCGTCTGTCTGGACCTGGCTGCAACATCGATGGCCAATCCGTCGATGCTTCGGCAGGAGACGATCGATGACTACAGCCGTACCTTCGCTTCGGAGACTCTCGGCACTGGCAGTCTGTCGGAAGCGCACAAGACGCTGCTGGGTGACTTCCGGCGCCGCGTCGGAGTGATGGGCCTGCGATGAGCCTTGATCCTCTCTTGGCCGCCGGCCGGGCAGCCGCCGAGGCTCGCATGCGGGACACCGCGCGCCTGTATTCGCAGGCCGACGACGAGTTCGACCGGACCACAGGCACTACTGTGCCGGGCACCCAGACGGACCTGTACTCGGGCAAGGCCCGCGTGAAGACCGTCGCGGCGGCCACCGGCGTGGACACCGAGGCCGGGGAGCGGGAAGTCCTGCTGCGCGAGTACGAGGTGTCCCTGCCCTGGAGTACACCGCTCCCGCCCGGCACGCGGGTCCTGCCAGGGGCCCGTATCGAGGTGACGGCCT